AAGCAGTTGCTTTATCTCCGCAGCAGTCAGGTCTACATTGTGGTAGCCACCTATATTACAGTCTAACTTGTAACAGTTATACTTGATCTGACCCATCTCTTTCGTAGCAGTGAAAGTATTCTTGCCATTACAAGAGGGACAGTCTCTGCGAATAAACTCTTCATCTCTTAGGTTGAGACTATCTAAGTAACCTCTAATGTTCATCATCCTCATTACCTCTCGCTGATAGAGCTTTACTTGCTCCACTAAATGTATTGACCATGTATGGCACAACACTTTGCATATTCTTGTGTCCAGTTACTTGACGTATTCCTGCAATGTCAACACCTGCTTCGAGCATTTCTGTTACAGCAGTACGCCTCAAATCCATAGCAGTAAGCTCTCTTGGTAGATTAGCTTTGTCTAGTAACGCATTGATATTAGGGGATATTTCCTCTAAATCATACGGCGTAAATGCTCCAGACCTGGGCTTGACCCTTGGTGCTACATAATCTTGGAAGCCAAAATCTTCCTGCTGCGCCTGGAGCATTTGACACAAATTTTTACTTATGGGTAGGTGAACTTCTGCACCTCGCTTACTTTGTTTAATATCCAAGCGACATTTGGTAAGGTCCAGGGCTTCCCATTTTAACAGGCGCATATCACCTACACGTTGCCCCCATTCGTATGCCATATGTACGATCAAACCTATGCTTCGGTAGTTAAAGTTAGCATATGCTTCATCTAAGAAGCGTTTAACGTACTCTCTCGTCCACATCACGGTACGCCTGTCCGTCTTTTGTGTCTGAACTAAAGATACAGGGTTGTGTATCATCACATCATAGCGCATTGAGTGCTTCCAACAGGCAGATAAGACTGTCTTGCGATAATTTGCACTACGAACTCCAGACTGTAACCACTGCTCGTAGGCAGCAGTCAAGTGTCTAACCTTGATGTTCTTGTTATGGTAAACCCCAAGCGCCTTGCCTTCTACTACTGTATTAACAATAGCTTTCAAATGGCTTTCATAGTCTCGTTGCGTCTTTCTCTTAAGTCTCTTAAATGCTTCAGAGTTAAGATAAAACTCAGCTATCTCCAGGAGTTTAGCAGATTGCTTGGGGATTTGTTGTTTCATTTTTAGTTTACTCCATAATAAGTGTACATCATTAAAAGAAATGGATAGAATATGAATATCCATAAGAGTGTATTTAATAAGCGTTCAAACATCTTAAAAGTCAAACGTTTCAGCTATGGTTGCTTGTTCCAGAGTGTAGTTTCTCTTTACACTATCACTCACAACGCCATCAATCATACGTTTCTCCCAAGACTTATCAATCTTGTATACCCACGATCTGTCTCTGCGAGTGTGTAATATCTTTTCGTTTCCATCCTTGTCTACTACATTTAGTTTAAACCTTGGGTGGCCTACACTGCTTGGCTTTAACTTTCGTATAGACATTACAAAGTATTTCTCACGTTCTATCTCAATCATGTTGTCTCTCCTCAATTTTATTGGTTAATCCTTTTATTGCTGCGTAGCGTTTAACTACCCTCAAGGCTTCATCTTTTGTTTGGCAAGTCTCATAACATACAAGCTTACCTGATTTGTCACTAATTGTATTTACTACGTATCTATAAATCATTCTGTCAATTCCATTTCTATTGTATTAATTCTAAAGTCACACGCTATACACTTCTTGCGTCTCCTAATACTAGGAAAGCCCAATGCAAAGTATTCCTTTGTATAAAACACTTTAAGCTTGTTCTTATCACCCTGACTTAAACACTCAGGGCAATAAAATATTGGTTTTAATTCTGACATTACTCATGCAGTCCTTTTAGTTTAGCTAACCTTTTCTTAATGCTAAGTAGGGTAGCCAGTTTGTGCATTTTAAGCAGATAGAGTTCGTCTAAATCTTCACGTAGTTTCTCTATCTGCTCCTCACAATATTCTATCTCTCCAGATATACTCATACATCACCCACTTCGAATGCCCATGTCAGGTTATGATAAGACAGTTCTAGCTTAGAGATATCACTCATGTACAAGTCGTTGCACTCTTTAATCATGTTTATGCATTGAGCTACACTTTCTTGTATCTCTTTTATTGCTTCCCTCTGTTCAGCAGACATTTGCTTTAAAACTTTCTTAGTTTTTAACTGCTTCTTAATTCTGATTTGATGATAATCTTTTGGCATATTACACCTCACTTTCTTCTAATAATGTGTACCTTGTATAGCGTTGGCCTGTAATAGGGTGGCTACGCCATGTTGATATAATATTGTGACCTCGGCTGCGTAGCCTAGATATCTGTTTAGTTAAGCTATTAACGCTGTATTCAACCATAGCCTCTCTCACCGTAATGCTAGATGCTTTACGCAAATGAGCTAAGATTAGTTTATCCTGAGATGTTTTAATTTGAGTTATGTTAGTCATTATACTGTTTCCTTTTCAGTTTGTGTCATGTTATATTTATTTGCATACTGTATGTCTTCTAAGTCTTCTTTAATCCATGCCATAGCGGTACAGATATCGTCCCATCGCTCCTCAATGTCTTTTAAACCATGGTTTTCCATAAGGTCCTGCCATTCGTGCAAGGCATCCCATATAACTTCTAAGCTTCTCTTATTAGCCATTACACTGCCCCCCATATCATAGTTAAAACTAGGCTAAACGTTGAGAGTACGCCTATGGCTGCGAAGCCTAATACAGCCCATACAAGTGCATTCATTATAAAGTCCTTTCTCTGTTCGTCTTGTTTAAATTTATCTACATTAAAATATTTGTTACTCATTTTAAAAATCTCCAAATTCTATGCCAGTAGCTATAAGCTTACCATCATTCTTGATGTGACCTTCGCTCATGTCTACAACATAGTGTCCATTGTCCCATGTTTCTTTGTTGCTCTCAGTTGCAGGATATACACCTACAGATAAACCACCCTCAACATAATTACATATCTCAGTTATTAATCTAGTAGTAGCGTAGTTGACATCTGTTTTACGCATGACAGGTGCGGCATTATTTACAAACTGTTTAACAGTATCAGGGCTACCTGACCAGTGAACGTATATGTAACAAGGCGCTTTGTCACCTGCTAGTTTATCACCTACTACTTCTATTGTTGCTCTATTTCCCATTTTATATTCCTTTTATAATTAGACGTACTTCATTATTAATCGTATCATCTACAGTTTCTATATCTATACGTTTGCCTGTATCTTGATTGTAGATACATATAAGTTCATCATTGGTATGAAACTGTCTTGCATGAAACAAAAGATGTTCTAGCTCACTAATTGTCATGATCGTCTCCTTCATCATTACACCAACAGCAAGGCTCATCACTTGGGTATTCCCTGCACCAACAGCATAGCTTATTAAGTATTGCTCTCATTTTACATTCCTTCCCATTCATTAGGTGTTATACCTGTCATTATAAACTCACGTTCATCAGGTGATAGATCAGGCATTGCTGTTTGTATAAGCAGACCATTTTCCCATGATGCAATTTGTGTGGGTGTTACATCTATATCCATAACATTTACATTGCCTGATAGTATTGATTTACGTTCTATTAACATTGGCTTAACTCCTTAACCATTCTTCAAAAGTTTTAGGGAATACCTCATGGGTATTATCTATGTAGCATTGGTATCTCTGACCATCTAATGTTAGAAGTGAATGCTCATCATAGATAATATCAGGATTGTTTACATCACCTAAATAGGTAAACTTAACCTCAGCATTTTTAGTTTCTTTACTCATTTTATATTCCTTTCAATATGTGTGAAATTACATCTACTGTCCAACCATTGCCAAGCATTTTATAGCGTTGGGTATTGCTAACCCCTTCGGTATAACCGTCAGGCACTGTTTGTAAGCGTTCACATTCAGTGCAAGATAATTTTCTCCAACGCTTGTTTTTAACTACAATGCTATCCTTTTGCACTGTTGTTAAGCAATTAGAGATATCATCAGCTCTAACTTCAATCTGAGCCTGTAATGGAATGCTCATATCATTATCTTTACGTTTTCCATTTTCATCTAAGCGCCTGTTGACAATACGAGCGCCTTTTACAGATATCTTAGGCTCTAAATTACCACCGCTAGAGGCGCATAAGCTTGGAGCTTTACCATCAGGTGAATATATACGCTTAACGTAGTCATGCCCCTTTAAATTGGTTGCATGGCCTTCAAGTATTAAACCTGTAGTAGCATTTGATGTTGCCCTAGTATCATCAAAGTAATTATAGGGTACGCCCTTATGAAAGTTTGCCGTAAGCGTAAAAGCTTTCTCTTTATCTGGGCTTTGAGTGTATCTATCAGCACGTCTAGAACCTGCTTGCATCCACTTCTTATTGCCTCGCTCCATATATTGAATTGCTTTATCTGAGTGGAAATGTTCATCTCCTATAGCGTCATAGTCTTCAAGTATGTCTTTCAATACTATGCCTTTGTCTTTTGGTTGCGTCACATTAGGAATGTTAGTCCAATATAATCTGTGTCTATTCTGAGCGCTTACAAGATTACTATTAATTACAATAGGCTCTACGCCTAAGTATTCGCTAATAATATCTTGACTAGCTTTTGCCATACGCACATTCTCAAGTAAAAAATATTTGGGCTTAAGCGCTTTCAATAGCCTAACATATTCAAAAAATAACTTACTTCTAGGATCTTCAAAGTTTAGTCTCTTTCCACTAAAACTGAAGCCCTGACAAGGTGAGCCACCGATAAGTAAATCAATCTTATGTCCACACTCAAATTCATCAAGTAAATGATCACCGCTAGTTTGCAATTGGGTAACATCTCCTAAATGAATAGTTTCAGGAAAGTTTTTCTTTGCCACTTGGATAGCGAATTTGTCTATCTCACTAGCGAAATAATTTGTGGGCTTTATGCCAAGCTTGTTTAATGCTATTTGTCCACAAGACATACCGTCAAATAATGATAATACATTCATTTTTTATTCCCCCATGTTGAGTTACCATATTCTTTTAATTCATGCCGAGTTAATCCATAATATTTAATTGGATCAACAAAAAACCTGCCTGTTTCATCAAAATATGGATCAGTTATCCAAACGTCATTTTTAAATACCGACCACTGTTTTTTGCTATCTACAAATTCAAGTAACTTTTCAAAGCTATCAGTTTCAAAAATCCATGTATGGTCATCATCATATCCATTGTAACTATTAGCGGTTTGCACTGTAAACCTTGGCATGAAACCATTATCCAAACCTATAATATTATTAGCGTTTGCCGTCCTTACTTTTGGATCATGGCTATCAATCCAAATATGCAAACCGTTTACTTGCCAAGACGGCAATTCGTCGTGGTGGTAGCTAGTGTTTTTCCAATCTTTAGGAATGTTTAAATCTGTTATGTAAGTTGCCCAATTCATTTTATTTAACCCTTTCATAAAATAATATATCGTATGAATAATCAAATAAAAATTTATCAAAATCAATATTGTTTTCTTGAGCCTGATCCCATTCATTACGAAATTGGTTTGCATCATCACCTTGCAAAAAGAATTCACAATCATTTGTATAATTATTATTGAATGAAGTTAAGTTACCTTTTCTTTTAACTGTAATACAATAACCTGCATCTTTTATTGTGTATTGTTTATTCATTTTATTTACTCTCTCTCTTTTGATTAAACTATTTCATGTATACGACGCCAAGCTACCCACGTAATAGCTTGTAATTCATATGCTTTTAAACCTAGTTTATTTGCTGTTTTCACGTAATCGTTTTGTATTTCTGCATATAGTTTTTTACCGATGTTAGTTTTATCGGATGTTAGGCCAAATCTTTCCCCACGCCAAATATTTAAAGCGTGACCATCAATACAACACGCATCAAAACCCATTATGCATTCATAAAAGCTTTTAATCTTTTGACCGTTTAATCTTGTCAAAATGTCTTCATTACTTGAAAGCATATCATCAAGTATCGACCACGCTTTTTCTTTCATTTTGTGATATGTTGAAACCTTAACGCTCTCAATATGTTCTCCATCAAGGTAAGCTTTTATTAATTCATCTGCATTAACGATATTTCTTTCCCATTTATTATTTGGGCTTAGTGCAGATATGACACCAACTACAGTTGATAATTTTATATCATACTTTAAAGATATTTCTTTTGCTTGGTATTGTGCATCTGCATACCATTTAACACCATTGTAAAATTCTTTTGGCGTGGCAAGTTTGTAAATCATTTCTATATTGTTATTCATTTTATATTACTCTCTCTTAGTTAAATTAATTCTAAAAGTATCACCGTAAAGAGATGATACCAATTATAATTAACTTTAGGCATAGACAACTTCATATTTTATTATGGTCATATGCTTATCAGTTATTGAATGCGTTTTAAGTTTTTTTGCATAATTGCTTGCACTCTTTTCACTATTAAACTTTTTTGGTGTTGAAAGTTGTGGTGTTGTGAGTGACGCATTCTTTAAAGGATTGCTTTCACTGCCCCAAGTAAAAGTACCTCGCACTAGTCTAGTTTGATATTCAAAACCTAATGTCTCTTTATGCGCTTTTGTGATATTAGCTTTAATTGCGAATTGTTGTGTCATTTTATTTTATCCTTTTGTTTTGGTTTAGAGTTAATTCTACAAGTAGCACTATTTAAAATGCTACTGTTAAAGTTAACTTAATTGCATCTAGCTATATTGATTGCACTATATGCTTTTGCACTTGCGTCTAATGCTAGACCTAATTGTGAAAGCTTTTTAATTGCTTCTATTTGTTCAAATCTTGATGCGAATTTTGCTTCTCTTAAATTATCAGACGCTTTCCAATATTGAGATTGCAAATCTTGTAATTGATCATTGGCGTTTTGTGTCATTGATTTTGCTATGTCTTGTATTTCGTTTGCTGTTTGGTTTTTCATATTCATAAATTCCTATGTGAGTTAAATAATTTCTATATACATATATATACATACTATAAAACATAATGCAAGTACTAATATGCAAAAAGGTATATTAATTGCACAATATAAAGCTTTTTATGAGTGTTTTTGCATAGAAGCGAAATAAAGCCCATACAGAGCTTCTAGGTCGTTTTGCTTATGTTACTACCTAAAAAGCCCGATGCTCAAAGGTTCTCTGTTTGTTCTTGTTATGTTCCAGGCGTTCCTAATTACGGTGAGAGGTGTGTCATTTATGTCACAGGTCCTGGTCCTTAACTCCAGGTGTGACAATAATGCAACACTGTAAGCAGCCGAATAATTTGTGATCACATTTATAGGGATGTATCATATTTTGTGATCACGGGATATGTTATTTCATACATGGCTTTCACAGTTTTGTGATCACATTTTAAAAGCGTCTCTAAATATACACACATATCAATATTGCTGTTGTTATATCAGTTATAAAAGTTAATCTTTTCAATGCTTTACCTTATATTTATAAGCATTTGGCGCATTATCACCGTAAATACAGCCAAACGGACGGGTGGCAGGACCCAGTGGGGGTCTGTACGTAGTACGTATATGTATAACTACACAGAAGGGGATTTTTGAGTCCTACTTTTTATTGACATAAGCACATACACACGTATATAATAACAAAAAGCTATACAAATCAAAGGGTTAGCTATGAAAAAGTGTACTAAATGTGAAGAAACCAAGAGCCTAGATGAGTTTTATACTTATAAAAGTAGTTCCACAGGTAAGATGCTACATAAAACAGCTTGCCGTAATTGCACTAATAGATACCTGCGAAAGCTTAGGGGTAAGAACCCTGACGATTATATGCCTAGAGAGGAGTGGTTAGCCAGTGTACGTAAACCGAAAGTGCCAAAAGCGACACGTATATCCCTAGGTATCATTAAAAGCAAGATATATAACATCCAAAACAAGGATAGACTAGAGAAAGAGAGAGTCATGAAAGCAATAGCTTTAGAAGCTTATGGCTATAGAAGATGCTCTATGTGTGATAAAGAGTTAGCACTCATACATTTTAATAAGAGAAGGAGAACTAGAAAAGATAAAACATTTTACATTCTATACCGTTCTAAATGTAAGAAGTGTAAATATAAATCAAATAAAGAATATCTAAAAAAGCCTGGCAATAAAGAGAAAGATAGGCTAAGAAAGTCTGCAATGGTTAAAAGAAACCGTGTAGCTAAGCCTAAATGGTTGAGTGCTGAGCAGATGAAAGAAATACATAAGATATACAAAGACATGAGAACTCGTAACCGTGTAGCAGGAAAGATAGAGTATCACGTAGATCATGTAGTACCCTTAAATGGTGAGACTGTTTGTGGGTTACACGTACCTTGGAACTTAGAGGTTGTAAAAGCTAAAGACAATATAGCCAAGAGTAATGCTTATACAGATTGGTAGCTCACGTAATGTTACAATATGTTACAGTTATGACACGAATTGTTACAATATGCATTTTTCGCTTGACTGCCCCTCTCTGACGTTTATAACTACGTAGTAGTAGTAGAGAGTTATAACTCTTAAGTGTAAAAACTAAAAATAAAGTAAAAACTAAATAAAGAGTTTAACTATATAGAATGTGTTGCAAATAGGATAGTGGACATAGGAAATGTTTAAACTCTAAGAGTTATAACTCTAGGGTTGACACTGTTTCTAGAGTAGAGTAGACTTCTTGTATTACAGTAATACTACTAATAACTAAAACTATAATCTTGTATTACTCTACTTTACTGATATGTGTCACACTCTACGTGTTACTCTCTCCTCCCAAAACCTCCTCATACGTAGTTTGCGACACATATCGGCTTCCTTCCCTTATTATGTGTTGACAATGCCAAGCAAACCAATAAAACTATATGCATGTGAAAACATATTGGATGAGTTTTACTCTGCTTTAGCTAGAAATGATGCTAGAGCCTTCCAACGTGTACACATTCCTATGAGTGACGTGTTTTACGTTAGAGCTGCAATAGAAGCAGACACTGGAATACGCTATACTCTTGATCACGTAGAACGAGCTATGTACCTTGAAGGTATGTTAGACCGTAAAGACGTGTTAGACCCTGACAGAAAGAGATCCTATGCCGACTGCCAAGAAACCTAAAGCTAAAAAGACTAAGCGTAATTACACTATGTCTGGTGAAGGCAAGTATGATAAGTCTCCTGAGCGTAAGAAAGCTAATGCTGCACGTAAGAGAGCTAGATACAAATTAGAGAAGGCTGGTCTAGTCAAGAAGCATGACGGTAAGGATGTTGACCATAAGAATGGCAACCCTAATGATAACAGAAGATCTAACCTTCGTGTTCAGAAGGCGAGTAAAAACAGAAGCATTAAACGTAACAGCAAAGCAGGAAAGAGATAATATGCCTAATTTTAAGAATTGTAGTACTTGTCCTACTAAGGCAAAGTGTGCTAAAGCAGGAAAGTGTCTAAATAAAAAAGGTTACTCTAAGGGTGGCATGACTAAGAAGATGGGTTACAACAAGGGTGGCTACGCCAAGTGCGGTGCATCTTATAAAGGTTAAGCATGGCTAAGTCTCCTACACCTACCAATAAGAAGTTGTATGCTACTGTTCGTGCTGCGGCTAAGAAGAAGTTTAAAGTATGGCCTAGTGCGTATGCATCATCTTGGCTTGTAAAGGAATACAAGAGAAGAGGGGGTAAGTACAGTGGCTCGACAGCAAACAAAGTCAGCAAAAAAGCCTAAAAAGGGTGGCTTAGGTAAATGGCATGGCGAGAAGTGGGTAGACGTTAAGACAGGTAAGCCTTGTGGACGTAAATCTGCTTCTAAGTCTAAACGTCCCTACCCTGCTTGTAGGCCAAAAGCTGTAGCAGGTAAGATAACTAAGAAAGAAGCGGCTAAGAAGACTAGCTCTAAAAAGGTGAAATGGTCTACTACAGCGTCTGGTAGAAAGAGGAAAGCATAATGGCTATACCTGAACGGGTCAAAACTAAAATGAAGAGCGCTGGGTTAAAAGGCGTTAATAAACCTCAACGTTTAAACGATGGTAGTGGTAAATCACATCACGTAATGGCTTCTGAGGGCGGTAAGTACAAGTATATTAAGTTTGGCGAGAAGGGTGCAAGCACTGCAGGTAAGCCTAAGTCAGGTGAATCTGATAGAATGAAGAAGAAACGTGCTTCATTTAAGGCTAGACACGCTAAGAACATCAAAAAGGGTAAGATGAGTGCAGCTTACTGGGCAAATAAGGTAAAGTGGTAGCATGTCGTTAAACAATTTAGGTAAACCTGCACGTATGAAGTCTGTTTATGGACACAATACAGGTACAACTGTAGAAGATGTG